ACAAAAAACTGGCAAGAAGACTTAGAACCAGTGTATGAATCTATGGCTTTAGACTTTGCATTCTTACAAACTGGATTCTTACTACCAGATGAAAAAGATAATGCAGTATTTACAACAGCTGAACAAGAGAGAATTACTAGAGCAAGAAGAAGAAGACCCCGCAAAGAAATTATAGAAGAAGGTTTATTCCCAAGAAGAAGAGGTGGTGCAAGATTACCAATAAACAGACAATCATTTAACAGAGAGTCTGCTAAGTTCGTGCAACAGAGATTAGATACATTCTTACCCGACATGTCTAAGACTGCCAAAACAAATTTAAATAGAGCTTTAAGAAAATCGTTTGATAGTGCTTCTGAGTTAGGTCTAACTGGTAGAGAGCTAGAAAACTTTATTAGGAAGGATATATCAAAAGTTATTGGTAAGAAGAATCTAGGTAGAGCTATGAATATTGCAAGAACAGAAGGTTCAGCAATATCAAACTTTGCTATGAATGAATCAGCTAAGGGTACAGGATTATCTTTAACTAAAGAGTGGCTTACACAAAGAGATGGTAAAGTAAGAAATAGTCATTTATTTGCAGATGGACTAGAAGTTGGAATGAACGAAGCATTCACTATATCGGGGTATAAAATGAGATACCCAGCAGATAGTGGACTTGGTGCTCCCGCTGGTTTAGTATGTAATTGTAGATGTACATTGATTTATCATGAGAAGAGGATATAAGAATGGATAGAGAAAAATTTGAGTCTAAGACCATAGACTTAAAAACAGTTAATGAAGTAGAAGGTAAGGTTGAAGCAGTTTTTTCTGTATTCAATGAAATAGATTCTGATGGAGATGTAGTTCTTCCTAACTCAATTAAATCTGGTTATGGAGAAAATGGTGTAGCAATGGTCTGGGCTCACGACTGGAAAAAGCCAATAGGTCGTGGCGAGATTGTATCTGATGGAGATAAAGCTACATTCAAAGGTCAATTCATAATGGATACCCAAGAAGGTAGAGATGCTTATGCAACAGTCAAAGCTATGGGAGATTTACAGCAATGGTCTTTTGGATATGAAGTATTGGATTCAGAGAATGGTTCATTTCAAAAAGATGGTAAATCCAGTGATGCTCGCTACTTAAAAGAATTAAAAGTCTGGGAAGTAAGCCCAGTGTTAGTAGGAGCAAATCAAAATACATATACAGTAGGTGTTAAAGAAAAATCAGAGAATAATTCTGGTTTGACATTAGCAGATGAGTCAGATGAGTTACTTAATAATTTGTCTGCTCTTCTTACGAGATTCAAAGAGCTAACAGCTTTGAGACTCAAAAAAGAAAAAACATTGTCAGATAATTCAACAAGTATTCTGATTAATCTACAAGATGCTCTTCAAGAAGCATATCAAGATTTAAATACTTATTTAGATGTTGGTGCTCCAGAAGAACTTAAAGATGAAGAAGATACAGTTGATGCAACTACATTGTTATTAGAAACAAATAGGGTTTTAGCTGAGAGCTATGACCCAGAAATATAGGAGATACTTATAATGAGCAACTTAAACGAGCTTAAAAAAGAACTCCACCAACTCAGAGAAAACACTCTAAGCGAATTCAAAGAATTTGATTCAACTGATTTCGATTCTGAGAAAAAAGAAGAGTGGGCTAAGAGAAATGAGAAAATGGCAGAATTGGTCGATAAGGTCAAAGAAGCCACAAAGATTGAAGCTGAGAGAAAAGAGATGGAAGCTGGACTAGAAGCAGGTAAAGCTGTTGACCCAGTAGCTATCCAAGCTGAAGCTGTTGAAGCTCCAGAAGCTCCGAAATCAATCGGAAATCAACTCATGGAATCAGATGCTTACAAATCTTTCATGAATAATGGTCAAAAGAACATTAATTCTGAGTTGAAGTGGAATCCACAGGTAGAGTTGAAAACAACTTTAACTGAAACTGGATATCCACCATCAGTAGTCAGAAGTGATTTAGTAGTGCCAACAGCAACACTAGACCCACTTCAGATTCCAGACTTGATTGACACTATCACAACTGACCAGTTTCAATACAAGTACTTGGAAGAGACAACATTCACAAACAACTCTGCTCCAACAGCTGAAGGTTCAGCTTTAGGAGAGAATGCATTAGCATTTACTGAGAGAACAGAATCCATTCGAAAGATTGGTGCATTCTTACCAGTAACAGAAGAATTGTTAGCTGATGTCTCTGCTGTACAGGGATATTTAGATTCAAGATTACAAACTATGGTTAGACTTGCAGTATCAGACCAACTTATTGGTGGTTCTGGTTCTGGTCAAAACTTAACAGGTATCTTGAATAAATCGGGAATCAATACTTTTGACTTTTCTAGTTTTTCTGGAAATCTAAAAAGAATTGGTCAAATTTATGAAGCAATTATTGAAATTCAAAAAGATAGCTTCTTAACTCCAGATGCGATAATAATGAATCCAGCTGACTGGTATCAAGTCGTAACTGAAGTAAATGCAGTAACAACTAGCGGTTCTTTGAATCCACTCTTTGTTGGTGCTGGTAACTTTGGTGCTGGTGTTCAAGCAAGTCTTTGGGGTGTACCAGTAGTTATGTCAACTGAAATATCAGCTGGCACAGCTCTTGTTGGTGTATTCGGTGGTGGACAAGCAATTCATATAGTCGCAAGACAAGGTATGGAAGTTGCAATGTCTGATTCACATGATGAGAACTTTGTAAAAGACATTATGGTTATGAAAGCCAGCGTGAGATTAGGTTTACCTATTTATCGTGCAACAGCTTTCTGTTCCATTACAAATATCTAAGAAGATATAAATTGAGTTTGATGAGCCATCATTCGTATGGTGGCTCTCAACTCGGAGAGGTAAATATGATTTTAAAAAAAGATATATATATGAATGATGCAGGAGAATGCGTTGAAACTACTGGTGGACTTCCAAAAGGTTGGGCTAAAGGTAAACTCATTGGTCTTAAAGGTCAAGAGATGTCTGATGCTGATTTTAAAGCGTTGAACATAGTAGCAACAAAAGCAAAAGCTCCTAAAGAAAACAAAGCTAAGTAGTTTAAATGGCTACCCAGTATGCAGATAAGACAGAACTTAAAGCATATATTGGGTTAAGTGGTTCTGGACAAGATGACAATATTGACAATGCTCTTGATGGTGCATCGAGACAAATAGATAAGATAACTGGTAGAAGATTTTACCAAGATTCATCTGCTCAAGTAAAAACTTACACACCCAATAATGAATTTATTTTAGATGTAGATGATATATCTACAACTACTGGTTTAATTGTTAAATTAGATGATAATGATGATGGTACTTTTGAAACTACACTTACTATCAATACTGATTTTATTGTTGAACCAGTCAATCCAGATATTATCAAAATTACTGGTGGCACAACATACACAGCTCCTTTTACACAATTAAGAATTTTAAATACAAGGAGCTCAGAGAGATTCGACCCTTCTATTGTAAATAATGTGCAAGTTACCGCTAAGTTTGGATATTCATTTATTCCAGAACCAATTAAGCAAGCAACATTAATACAGGGTCTTAGATTATTTAAAAGGAAAGATGCTCCCTTTAATATACTTGGTAATGAACAAACTGGGCAGATAGAACTATTTAACAAGTTCGACCCAGATGCAAGAGAACTCATAAAGGGTTATATAAAGAACAAACTCTAATGGCTTCAACTGATATTCAATTCAAAATCACTGGAGCTGAAAATCTAAAAAAAAGATTAAAAGCAAACAATTTATTAATGACACCACTTCGAAACTATATGAATGGTGCTGGCAAGATAATCAAAGAGAAATCAAAAGAACATGCACCAGTTGATACTGGAGCTCTTAGAAGAAGTATTAAATACACAAGAGTAAAGAACACTGGAAGGATTCCTACAAAGGTTAAGATATTTGCTTCAGCTCCGCATGCATCTTTTGTACATGGAAATCCAAATAAGAAGTTTAGAATGAGTGAACCATTTAATAGAACAAGACCACACTTTCCACCAGTTAAAGCACTTACTGGTTGGTCAAAAAGACATGGTATGAATCCATTCTTAGTTGCAAATGCAATAGCACAAAGAGGTACACCAATTGTTCCATTCTTAAAAATGGGCTTTAGAGATTCCGCTCCAGAACGCAAAGTACTATTATCAGTAGCAGGAAAACAAATAGAACGACAGTTTAAAAAGGGAAGGAAAAAAGTATAATGGCAAGTTTATCTTCAATAAGGTCTGGTATAGCAACTAATCTAGGTAACATATCTTCCTTAACAGTGTTTGGTTTTGTACCAGATTCTATTGAACCACCCACAGCAGTAGTTGGAGTTGTAGATAATATTGAATATGATTCAACAATGGCTCGTGGTGCAGATACTTATACTATTCCAGTTTTTCTATATGTCAGCAGAGTTGATGCTCAAGATTCCCAAGATACTTTAGATGCATTCTTAGCTTCGAGTGGGTCAAGCTCAGTTAAAGCTCAAGTAGAATCTGACATAACATTGGGTGGAGAAGCACAATCTGTTAGAGTGGTAGAAGCAGACAACTATGGAGTCTATACTATAAACAACATAGACTACTTAGGTTGTGAGTTTACGATAGAGGTAATAGCATGAGTTACATAATTATGAGCGGAATAGATGTTGGTAAAAAACGATATGAAGCTGGAAGTAAGGTTACTAAACAAGATTTAGGTAAATCATTCAAATGGTTAAATGAACAAGGTATAGTAATAGATGAAAAAGATTTGGAGAGAGCTAGGAATGATAAAGGTCATTTTGTAGCTGATGACCCAGACACTCCAGAAAATGAAGCATGGGTCAAGAAGGAAGAAGAATAATGGGTTATGGTAGAAGTTATGGCTCTGGAAGTGGCTCAAGAAGAAGGCGAAGAAGAAGAAGGACTGGTAAAAGATAATGGCATTCGTTCATGGTAAAGGTACTAAAGTTCATGTAAATGCAGTGGACTTCAGTGAATATTTTAATAATGTAGATGTAACAAAAACATCTGATGTAGCTGAGACAACAAATTTTGGTTCTTCTGGAAACAAAGAATATATAGCTGGAGAAGATGATGGTACATTTTCTCTTACAGGATTCTTTGATGCTACCGCAGATGCAACATTGCAACCATTACTTGGCGGAGCAGATTTTAATTTAGTTGTTGGTATTGATGGACTAGAGACTGGAGATAGAAGCCAGTTTGGTTCAGCTAATATTACTAACTATGGTGTATCAAGTGCAGTAGGAGATGTAGTTGCAACTTCAATAGATGCTCAAGCAGATAATGGAGTTACAGTAGGTCTCGTTTTAAATGCTGGTGCTTATACAACAACAGGAGTGCAAGGTACTGCTAATGACAACTCAGCGAGTTCAACTGGCGGTGGTGGTGCATTCTTAATTGTTACAAGTGTGAGTGGTACTTCTCCAACTGGAGATATAAAGATTCAGCACAGTGCTGATAACTCTACTTACGCAGACTTGATAACATTCACTCAAGCAACAGGTGCGACAAGTGAAATAAAGAAGGTCGCTGAAGGCACGACAATAAATAGATATGTAAGAGTGCATGCTACTATTGGCGGTTCAAGCACCCCAACAATAAATGCTATTGTTGGATTTGGAAGAAATAATTAACAAGGAGAAGGAATAAATGGCATTTGTACATGGAAAAGATTCAGTTTTTAAACTAGATAACGCATCTGGTTCTTTAACTGATATATCTGCTTTTGTGAATAATGTTGACTTCCCAGAGACAGCTGATGTTGCTGAAACTTCAGTTCTTGGTGCATCAAACAAAACTTACATTGTAGGTCTTAAAGATGCAACAATCGGTCTCACTGGCTTCTTTGATGCTACTGCTGATGCAATATATGGAGCAGTAATAGGTCAAAGTGCTACTCTCTCTTTTGAATATAGCCCAGAAGGAACTTCTTCTGGAAAAATCAAATATACTGGCGAATGCATACTTACAAATTATGCAATGAGTTCTCCAGTAGGAGATGTCGTAGCTTACAGTGCAGACTTACAAGTATCTGGTGCAGTTACAAGAGGAACTCACTAAGTAACAATTAAATAGATAAGAAGGGAGATACATGAAACGATTATCTGCTGATGATATTAAAAACCTACCTTCAGTTCCAGAAGAAGATATTGAACTCGAAGAATGGGGATTCTCTATCAAGATTCGTGGGATAAACAAAGCTATGCAAGTACAGCTTGGTAAATTACTTAATCAAGATGATGCTGATGCTTTTGATTATCAAAGAGAACTGCTTAAGGTATGTGTAATAGAACCAGAATTAGATGATGAACTTATTGACCAACTTTATGAGAAGGACTCAAAAGTTATTGATAGGATATTCTTAAAAATAAATGAAGTAAATGGTGTTGGGGGTTCTGCGGAAGCAGAGCAATTTTGAAACTGATTTAGACTTAACATTTAGATTTAAACTAGCTAGAGAACTTGGCATGACTGTTGGCGAGCTTATGACTACAATGAGCTCAATGGAATACAATCAATGGATTGCATTTTATAAATGGGAAACTGGAGAAATAAATAAGGCAAGAGCTTTAGCAGAAGCTGAAGCCAAAAAGAATAGACAGAGATAATGGCAATAGCAGACATAGCAATTCAGATAGTTACTAAGGGTGCGGACTTAGCAAAAAATCAATTAAATAAACTTAGTGGCTCTGCTGATAAGTCTGGCAAGATGATGGGCAAACTTGCAACTGCTGGTAAAGTAGCTGGCGTTGCAATAGGTGTAGCTTTAGTAAAGGGAATGACTAAAGCAACTCAAGAATTCATATCCTTTAATGACAAGATGACTCAGTCTCTTGCAATTATGGATACAACTATTGAACAGCAAAAAGCAATGGAAGAACAAGCACTTGCTGTATCAAGAACAACAAGAATATCTGCTGACCAATCCGCAGAAGCATTTTTCTTCTTAGCATCTGCTGGTTTAAATGCGGAGCAGTCTATATCAGCTTTACCACAAGTAGCTAAGTTTGCTCAAGCTGGTATGTTTGATATGGCTACTGCTACTGACTTGGCAACTGATGCTCAATCTGCATTAGGTATGACTGTTGATGATGCACAGCAAAACTTAAATAATTTAACACGAGTAACTGATGTGCTTGTAAAAGCAAACACATTAGCGAACGCATCTGTACAACAGTTCTCTGAAGCACTAACAAATAAAGCTGGTTCTGCGTTAAAGGTAGCTAATAAAGGAATAGAAGAAGGTGTTGCAGTCTTATCAGCTTTTGCAGACAGAGGTGTTAAGGGAGCTGAAGCTGGAGAAAAACTTAACCAGTTATTAAGAGATATACCAAGAGCAACTGCTAAAAATGCTGAAGAGTTTGCAAAACTTAATCTTCAGATGTTTGATGCTGATGGCAACTTAAAAAATGTTGCTGACTTAATAGAAGAACTTGATACAGTACTTGCTCCAATGTCAGATGAACTTAAAGCATCTACATTAGACCAGTTAGGACTTAATCGTGGTGTTGCAGATGCTGTCAAGATATTATCTGGAGCTGGAGATGAGATTAGAGCTTATGAACAAGCATTGCATGATTCTGGTGGTACTACTGCTGATGTGGCAGATAAACAGATGGGCTCATTAAAAGCTCAAATAGAATTAATGACTAATGCATTCTCGGAACTTGGTATTCTTCTTGGAGAAGTAATAGCTCCAGCATTAACATCAATAGTTGGATTTATAACAAAAGTAGTTCAAGCTACAAGTGATTTTATAAAAGAACAACAAGAGACAACTGGGGCAGTAGAAGAATCAACTCAAGCATTTAGTATGTATGGAGTTCAAATAAATAAGAATACACATTCTTATAATGCATATACACAAAAGGTTGAAGAAAATACAAAAGCTCTTATTGATAATGATAAGTCTGCATTAGATATTCTCGGAGAAGAAATAGCATTAGAAAAACAACGCGGAAGAAATAGAGATTTATTAGATAGAATTACGCATACATATACAGATTATGAAGAATCTATAAATGAAGCAACAGAATCTATGATGGAGCAAACTGAAGAAGAGATTAAACAAGCAGAAGAGAGAAAACAAAAGATTTTACCTACTCTTCAATCACTTGTTGATGCACAAAATGCTCTTAAAGATATTCAAGAGAGAGTAGCTGATGCAGAAGAAGATAGAGATGATGCATCTAAAGAAGTTACAAAATCTCAACAGCTTTTAGAAAAAGCATCACAAAAAGTTATTAGTGCAGAAGAAGCATTGTTTAGAGCTAAAGAAGAAGCTAAAAGAGTTACATTAGAAGAAAAACTTGCAATAGTTCAACAAAAAAATGCAATTCAAGATTTAGAAGAAGTTGAAGAACGCAATGAAGAGCAAGAATTAAAACTTGCTATTGCAAAAGAAAAACTTACTGAACTAATAGAAGCATCAACTGGAGCTACAAGAGAACAAGAATCTGCTGAAAGAGAACTTCTTAGAGCACAAGAAGAAGAAGAAAGAGCTCTTGAAAGATTAACAAAAGCACAAGATAAGTTAGTAGAAGCACAAAAAGAATTAAATGAAGTTACTGCTAAGACTCCAGAGAACCTTTTGGAAATAGCAATAGCAAAGAAAACTTTAGATGATGCACTTACAGATTTAAATGCTTTGGGTTCTTTTGAAGATGCAATGTCTGGTTTAGTTGAATCAACTGGAATGAAGCTACAAGATTTGATTAACATGGCTAATGCTATTAAGAGTGGAAAAGATATTGCTGTTACTTCTACTGGTGGTGGAAGTGAATCTGTTAAGACTGGCACAGATGGTGTAGAAGTAGATGAGGATATTGTAAGCCCTACTGCTCCTTCTGGAAGAGCTGGTAGTGGAATGGAAGCACTTGCTAGAAATAATGCAGTTGTAATTCATCAGAATATAAAAGTTGAAGGTAAAGATGCCAATGCACAAGCATTAGATATTATTGATGCTTTGAACAGAGCTAAAAGGAATGGACAAAGGGTAGTCTTCTAATGCCAGCAAGTTTCGACTCTGATGTTGATATAAAAGTAGAAGTTGCATTTGATTCAGAACCTTTTGCATCAAGTCAATCATTTACAGATATAAGTTCTTTTGTAAGATTCTTTGATATAAGTCGTGGTAGGTCTCACGAGTTAGGAGACTTTAGAGCTGGTACATTATCATTTTCAGTATCTAATCAAGATAATAGATTTAATCCAAGCCAAACTACTCATTTTTTTGACTCAGCTAATGGTAGAACAAAAATAACACCACTTAAACAAGTAAAAGTATCTGCAATATATGATTCAACTACTCATGTAATATTTCGTGGGTTCTTAGATGTAGTGCCAGTGAAGTTTTTAGCAGAAGGTGCGGACTCAATTGTTACATTTACTGCTATTGATGCATTTAGATTATTTCAAAACCAAACATTTCAATCAGTAGGTTGGAGAGTAGGTAGAACTGGATTTACTGAATTAGGACAAACAACAAGACTTGGTTATGGAGATGCAGAAGAACTCAGCTCTTTAAGAGTTTCAAGAATATTGAATGCAATAGGATTTCCTTCAGCTCTTAGAACTATTGGAACTGGTACAAAGAATGTTCAACAACAAGCATTAACAACTAATGTTCTTGCTGGACTTAAAGCATGTGAAACAGCTGAGAATGGACAGTTCTTTATTAGTGCAGATGGTAAAGCAACATTTAGAAATAGAGCTTATAAATTTACTAATGCTCTTGCAACAACATCTCAAGCTACATTCAGTAACAGTGGTTCTGATTTACCATATACAGATGTACAAGTATCTTTTGATGATAATGAAGTCATAAATAACTATTCATGGACTAGAAGCGGTGGCTCTACTCAGTTTATTGCTGATGCTGATTCTATAACAAGATTTACAGCTCTAAACTCTAGTGAGACAACTATCAATACAAGTGATGGAGATGTATTAAGTATTATTCAACAGAAGTTATCTGAAACTGCTATTCCAATTATTAGAATTGACTCTTTGCAAATTAATCCAAGACAAAATACAAGTATCTGGACTCAAGCTCTAGGAAGAGAGATTGGCGATAGAATTACTGTTAATATAGTTAATACAGATGGAAGTACCTTCTCAGATGATTTATTTATAGAATCTATAACACATTCTGTAAATGCATCATCACAATCATGGAATTGGACTTTGACACTTAGCCCAGCAAGCACATCTTCTTGGGTACTAGGTCAAGCACTTCTTGGAGTTGGAACTAGATTTGCATATAGTTAATGCTAAGATAAAAGAGATATTAAGGAGATTTAAATATGGCAGGAGCAGGTTGGAAGAGTTATAGCACTGGAGACTTAATAAGTGCTACCGAGTTCCAGACATTCGTTCAAGACCAAGTAATACAAGTTTATGCTGATTCATCAGCTAGAGATACAGCATTAGGTACTTCAGATGCAGAAGGCATGTTCTGCTTCTTAAAAGATTCAAATACATTACAGTTTTATGATGGCTCTAACTGGGTTAACTTTATTGGAGAAGGAGATATTACTGGAGTAACAGCTGGTAATGGATTATCTGGTGGTGGTACTTCTGGAGCAGTCAGTCTGGCATTAAATGTAACTGGACAAAGCTCTGGAACTATTGCTTCTGGAGATGAAATATTATTTGGAGATATATCTGACTCAAATAATTTTAAGAAAACAACAGCACAATCAATAGCTGACTTAGCATCTGTTACATCTCTTATAACTAATGTAACTGTAAAAGTAGCTGATGATGGTTCTGGTTCTCAAAATGTTTTCTACATGCTTAGTGGTTCAGACACTGGAGCTGGTACTAAGACACCAGCATTAGATGTATCTTTTGGTATGAAAATAAGGTTTGATATATCTGATTCATCTTTTTCTGGACATAACTTAAAATTTTCTACAACTCAAGATGGAAACCATAACAGTGGTGCTGAATTTACTACTAATGTTACAACTAATAGTTCTGGTGGTAATACTGGTGCTTATGTACAATTAGAAATTACACCAGAGACAATGGGTACTGCAACTGCTACTGGTTCTACTATCGGAACTTTATATTATTACTGCTCTAATCACGCTGGTATGGGTGGTAATGGTAAGCTAAGTTTATATCCAGTAACAACAAGTGCTGGAGTATCATTAGGATTAGTATTAGCTTTGAGCTAAGGAAGGAATAAAAAATGGCAGATACTTTACATTCAGTTCAAGGAGTTTTAGGTACATCAGCGGGAGATATTGTTGATGCAGTTCCTTCTTCTACTACTGAAACTGTAATTGGTATATTGTTATCAAATGTAAATTCATCAAGTGCTGATGTAACTGTTGATTTGAGTGTTACAAAATCTGGTGGCACACTTAGACACATTTTAAATAATGTCTCTTTACCATTCGGTACAACTATTGAAATTACTACAAAGATAACACTAGAGACTGGAGACAAGTTACAAGGATTGTGCTCTTCAGCTTCAAGTGCAGAATTTAATGTATCATTCTTGCGACAAACCTAAAGGAGTAACTTATGGCTTACTTAGGTACGCAACCAAATGATGTAAAAAAGAATATAGGTTTATATACACCTAGTGAAATATTACAACTAACTAAAGACGGCAGTTGGGGTGGTAGCTTAGAACTTATTGAAGAACAAACTGCTGATGATAGTGTAACTTTTTATGATTTTGATAATTTAGGTAATTTTGATGTACATTTATTTCAAGCTACCAATATTCAAAGTGCTAGTACAACTGCACAAAATTTAGATATTAGAGTTAAAGTTGGTGGAACTGCACAATCAAGTGGTTATCAATTTGCACAACAATTAGGTAATAGTGCAGGAACTTTTAGTGAAAGTAAATCTACAAGTTTTTCACAATTTATATGGCTACCTAATGTTGATAATGAAACAAATGCAAGTGCTAATGGATATTGTTACATTTACAATGCTCTTAACAGTTCTAAATATACATTTACAACACATCATACAGTTATAAAACAAGATGTTCATACACCAAGATTTTCTTTTGGTGGTAGTGTTTTTACAACTGCAAATCAATGTAGTGGTTTTAGAGTATTTTTAGCAACAACAGGAAATATAGCAAGTGGCACTATAAAACTCTATGGAGTAAAACAAATATGAGTAACCTAAGATTAATTAATGATACAGAAATTGTAGATGGAGTTTCAACTGTATCTGTTCAAGATTGTTTTAGTGCAGATTATGATATTTATAAAATAACAATAAATAATTTAAGTCATAATTCTGGAAGCCCTGCTGAAATATATTATAAATTTATTAATAGTGCAGGAAGTCTTATATCAACTTCAAATTATGATAGTGCAACTACAAGAATGCCAAGTAGTAGTGCTTTTGGAGAAACTCAAATAACCAATCACACACAAACAGTAATTATGGGATATGCAGATTTAAGCCCAGAAGCTAGTGGTTTTGTTACTTATGTATTCAATCCATTTTTAAGTTCTTCATATACATTTCTTATTTCACAAAATATGTCAGCAGTATCTGGAATAGCTTATGGACACAAAAGCATTGGTGTATTAAAACAAACTGCAAGTATGACAGGTTTTCACATTATGGCTTCAAGTAATACTTTGGATAGTGGAAATATTAAAATTTATGGATTGAGAGTTGACAGCTAATGGCAGGTCAATTAGTACAAGTAGCAACAAATACAGTAACAAGTGCAGTTAGTTCTGTAACACTTACAGGCATAGATAGTGATGATGTTTATATGTTGGCTTATTCAAATGTTGGAACTGTAACAAATGGTAGAAATGTTTGTGTAAGAGTAACTAAAAGTGGAAGTGCTGATACAACTGCAAATTATGATTATGCTTATAAGGTTTTCAATGCTAGTTCTAGTTTTGGTAGTGCAGGTTTTACTAATGAAAATGAGTGGCAGTATCTTTTTGTAGATAATGTTGGAACAGGTACAAGTGAAACTGCTAGTGGTATTGCTTATTTATATAATTTTAATTCAGCAAGTGAATTTTCTTTTATAACTGCTGAAATGGTTGAAGTTAATTTAACACCACACACTAGAGGAAATATCGGTGGTGGTGTTCATACAGTTGCTAGTGCTAGTGACGGACTACATTTTTTTGATGACGCAGGTGGCGACATAGCAAGTGGAACATTTACATTGTATAAGGTGGTTTAAATGAGTAGTGAATTTGGATATATACCTGAAAGCCCTGCACAAAGTTTTGGAAATAATAAAGGTATCTTTACACCTACTGATATTTATGATTTAACAAGAGCAGATAAATACACTAACTATGGACAATTAGATTTATTGCTAACTCAAACAGTATCTAGTGCAACTGCTGATTTTACTGCTTTACAAGAAACAACTTATAATATTCATTTATTTACTTTTACTGATATACATTTTGGTAGTCAATCTGAATTTGGTTACAAGTTGTCAAATGACGGTGGCACTTCATACGAAACAGGTAATCGTTTTGCTAATCAAAGAGGTATATCTGACGGCAGTTTTGCTTTTAGAACAAGTGGAAGTCAAAATAGTGCAAGACTATTTGGCGATATTGATAGTGCAACAAACTCTTTAGGAAATGGTTATATGTATTTATATAATGCAGGGGATAGCACAAAATATACATTTAGCACAAGCCATTGTGTTTTTGTAGATAATTCTGATAAACAAGCTATGGAATATGGAAGTCAAATTTATGCACAAGCAGAACAAATTTCAGCAATAAGGTTTGGACTTGGAACAGGTACTACTGCTATGACAAGTGCAACAATATCGTTATATGGAATAAAGAGTTACTAATGGCTACTAATTTGCAATTTATTAAATCATTAACACCAACAGGAAGTAGTTCATCTTTATCTATAACAGATGTATTTTCAGCAGAGTATGATGTATATTTTGTAACTTATTTTATTACAACTGATAGTGGTAGCCCAAAAGATGTGCATTTAAGATTTATTAATTCAAGTGATACTATTGTTACTAATTCAAATTATGATTATGCTT